CTAACTTATCTGCATCTTTCTTAAAACATCTTGCACATTGAAAGCTTAGTTTCTTAATTTTTGCTGTTGGTTTTGTCATTAGTTCAACACCTGATGGTTTCTTCCAAGTAAGCATTTTCTGTAAATGTCTGTATATTGAGTCTCAGCTTTAGGAGACAATATCCAAAAATTTATATTACCAAGAAGTGTTGTATTGTTTTCTGCAAGTTTCTCGCACAATATTAAATCATTTGATATGTCACTTGCATTACTTGTTTCAAATTTAGACCTACCTTTTGTATCTAAAATAGGCTCATATTTGGCACAAGCATTTAAAACGCAGACAAGGGTTGCGATTAAAAGTATCTTTTTCATAACTATTTGTCCTCTCTCTTTAAGCTAAAGCTGGATGATACTTCGTTTGATGTATCTTCCAAGCTAAAGATTTTTTGTTGTTCCTTATCTTCTCTAGCTTTTTCAACAAGTCTTGTTCTCTCACTATTGCCTTGTCGTACTTGGCTTGAAGCTTCGGAAGTGCTTTTTCCATTAGCTTTCTCCTTTATAAAGTTTGCTACTGAATCAACAGTAGATTTGGGATGGAATACCACCCCAAAATCTTTATAAACTTCTTTTAGCAAATTAAATGACTTATTTCTAGTCTTAATTGTGTAAATTAATTTAGCCATCATTTACCTCTTTTCATGGTAAAGATCGAGTCTGATCTTAAATTTGCTGTTAGTTCCATGATTATACAATCTCTCAATATTAACTATAAAATCATTTCTTGAAGCTTGATTTTTAAGCTTTGCAGAATTGTTTTTAAGTCTTTGGAAAAAGATTGAGAACTTAAAAGTTTTGTCTCTCATACAATGCAACATAGCATTTACAAAAGATCGCTTCTTATAAAGTTCAAAGAACTCCCCACATGAATTGATGTTCTTAGCCCATGTCTTACCTTGCTCCAAATCATCAATTTTAAAAAGACCTTTTTTATATTCTTTAGTAATTGATGAATTTACAAAGCCCTTACCATTTAGCATAGCAATAGACTCTACTATTCCAAATTCATAAGTTCTATGAAACCACTCTAAAAGTTGGTAATCTTTTTTACCAAGCTTACAGTATGACATTAGGTATTCTGTAAGATTCCATCTTCTATTTACAGAATTAACATTCCTTACATCTTGAAGATCAAACTGATCTTTTACAATGTAGCTTACAGGCTTACCAACAATTTTGTAAGATTCCAACCTGTGCTGTCCATCAAGAACATACATATCAGTATCTACCACTATTGGTATCTGTAAGTCTTTTTCTTTGATTGCTTCAACTAGCTTCCTTACATGAAGTTCACTAATTGCTCTATTACCTTTTAACTTTTTAAATAAGTTATATTCAGTAGTTGAGTATATTTTATTATTTGACATATTATTTACCTCTTAGGTTATTGGTCAGGGTTGATTTAAGATTCTGAAATTTAGAGTCTCTCTCTTTTTGTTTTATTTCAGACTTTAAAGTGCTGATCTCAGTTTTAAGATCAACACTTGATGGTGCTTGAACAGGCAGACCACTCCTGTCAAACCATCTATTATCCTCTGTAAAACTATAAGTCTTACCTGAGAATTTTTTTGTTTTGATAGCACCTTTATATTCGGTGCTATCTTTTTGAATTAAATAAATTTTACCTTGTAGTGTTTGATAAAGCCTATCAATCCATTTATTATTTACAAAGTTAGATACTACTTGATTGTTCATTTGTTCTCTCTCTATTGATGTTAATATTAAACCCATACCAAGAAAAATTATTTTCAGTAAGTACAAGTCTTTTCCAAGATGTGTAGTTTTCTCTATCAGAAAACCAAGCACATAATCTTTTTCTTAACCAATGAAAAATCTGAACTTTTGATTTAAAAATCTTTTGTTCAGACTTTCCATTAATGGTTTGTATAGTTGCTCTATACATTACTTGATCTCCTTTATCTGATCTACTTTAAGATTTTCCATTCCCATTTCTTCAGGATGATAACCTTGATCGTAATGTTTAGATTCTCCAAACAACTTTTCTGCTTCCTCTTTTGAGTTAGCTTCAATTTCTACTGACATCCAAACATCAGCAGTATAGTCTATCTTATATCTTTTTGTCATAGTTCTCCCTCTTAGTTAAGTGTTGGTTTTATTTTTGATAATTCTACAGCTTTAAAAAATAAATCTTTTGCATCTTTATTATTTTTAAAACCATACTCATTAGCAAAGTCCATTGAAGATGAGAAAGAAGCATTATCATCTAAACCTCTTTCTCTAATTTGATTTGCTAAAGCATTTACATCATCAGATGTAAAACTATCTCTTGAGTGATCAAAATAACTTCCCCAAGATAATTCAATGTAGCCATCAATCGCTGACACTATATTTATTTTACTATGTTTCATGTTCTCTCCTTTTAGGTTTTTATTTATATTTAACATATTCCATTAGTATAGTTATATGAGGTTGAATTACAACCCTTTATTTTATGGCTTAAAACCTAGCTTATTTAACATCTAATACAATTTAGAATAGAATATTTTATGTTTTTCAAATCAAAGCAAATCAGATACAAATGATTCGTTATGTTTTTTAAATATTTTATGATAGAGAGAATTTAATGCGTAAGCATTATAAGTATATTTTTTTCATAACATACTTTTAGGTTAGTGCTGGATGGTTTCTCTCTCTCTACTGTCCAGCACATTAAAGAGGTTATATGACAGAAGATATTAAAGATTTGCAAATAAAAGCTTTAGTCACAGAAGTTAATAATATTAAAAAAGATTTTGCATTGAAGCTAGAAGAAATCCAAGCTTTGTATTTAGAGTTTAAACAACTTAAAAATTTAAACGAAGATCATCAAAAAATAAATGGTAAATTAAGATTAGAAATTAATAATCTTAATGATGAAATAAAAAAATTAAAAGCTGAAGCTAAAGAGATGCTACAATACCCATGATAATATTTGGACACTCAATACATAAAAAATTTCATAAACTAATTTATTTAGGATTAATTATAATTGTAGGATTATTAATATGGACACTTTAAATTTAAACAGTAAAGAAGCTTATAAGAAATTGGAAGAAGCTTCTAACTCTTGGTCTGAGTGGCATAAGAAAGTAATTATTTTAGATGAGGGTCGTAAAAGTACATACAGTAAATTATTTTTAAAATACAAACTTGATACTAAGACAGTTATAGAAGCTGAACATAAAGCTAGAACTGACTCTGAGTATAAAGAAGTTGTTAAACATTATGCAGAAGCAGAAGAACAACTTATCAAAGCAAAGTTTCATTATCAAAATCTTGATCGTTATTTATCAGTAAGACAAACTGAAATAAAAAGAGATTTGGCTCTTGTCAGTAAGCAAGAGGGATAACAAAATTCTTTATGTCGAAATGGCTCCTTTGCATAAGTTAATTAACGCATAAAGATAGACCCATCAGGGAGACTTGGTGGGTCGCTAATGTTTAGTGACTTCTAATCCTGTAATATCTGTTTCGTGTGTAATTGGTTTTACAATAAATTCATAATCAATTAATTTTACATCAGGGTACTGACCCATATCTCTTACTAGATTGTTAAGCTTATTATGATTTGGTGTTTGATCTATAAATCTTAAACAAACAAAATGTCCGTAAGGTTGATAATCAGATTCTAACTGAAACTCTACTTCTATAATTACTGCATCAATGTCCATTCGGACATATTACTTCTTTTTGTTTCTGTTTAAAACCTTATCTGTCATCTTAGTAGAAAATGTTGCTGTAAATACAATAATAACTAAGTACCATACTGAGTCAGGTAAATCGTTAATTATTCTTACCCATTCTTCAAAGTTATCTCTAGTATCTTCAAACCAACCTGTTGATAGCATAGCAATTAACCATACCATCAATATTTCATCTTTCCAGCTTTTGTCTTGGCTTTTAATTCTTGTTATATCAACATCTTTACAAGCTTCTATTTCTGCTTGTCTAATAGTTTTTACCTTTTCAGCTTTGTGCTTAAAATGGTCAGTAGCTTTGTTTAAAACGATTTTTGTTAAAGGATTGTTTAATAAACTAAATATCATAAATAAGTATTACCTGTTAAAATTAATAATGTTGTCCAATATACTACAAGAATTGAATAAATTAAATATGCTAGTTTCATTCATTCCTAATATTCCTTATTTTTTATTTTTCAACTCTTTTGCGAGTTCGCAGTAGTGAATTATCTTATTCCATTTCTCATCAGGATTTTCTCCTGACTTATCTCTCAAGCAGTATTTGATTATATTACCCTGTATAAAATCAAGATTGTTTGCTACTATAAATTCAATGGGCTGTATCTTAAATCTCTTGTAGTGCTTACCACCTATTTGTCTCTGAGTAGCCCTCTCTGTGGCTCTGTGTGGCTTTAAAGTAGCTTTCCGACCCATTTTCCTGTCTTATCTTTAATAAAAGGCTCAATAATAGGTAATCCATTATATATGACCGAACATCCTATAATCGGTCTAGCTTTCTGTACTTTGTTATATCTAAATGCCAAACTTTTAGAATCTATCATGCAACCAACCTGAAGCCCATAATATAGACCCAAACTGTTTCCATAGTATCTTACACCCATAGAACTATGATAATGACCTTGAACACATGACATACCCATAGATTGTGCTAATTTAAGTACATCTGCTGTTTTACCATGACAAAAATAAACTTTACCAAGTGGTGTATCTATTGTCAGATCATCATGCCATTTC